AAATCTTCGTAAACTAATCGTTTTCTTCCTGTACCATCATCATCACCCGTTTTTACAATGATAGGTGTATCAACAGTATCTCCAGCAGGTGCTATTGAATGTAACGCTCTGTTATACTTAGCATCTAATATTGATGCGACGTGCGACTTTGTAACAACATCAACTTTATCATAAGATGCACCCATAATGTCGTCATCACGAAGCGTAGTAACTTTAGTTTGATATTTATCTAAAGTAATCTCGATAGTACCATCATCATACTCCTGTACATCAATAGGGTAAGTGGTGTTGTTGATTAAAACATCTACATCAAAATCGGTAGCTGCTACATAAATTTTTTGTTTCTCGGTAATAGTACCACCGTTAATAGTGATTGGGTTTGCAGATATTTCTGAAATACCCTCTAACCATGAAGCTATAACCGCCTTTTTGAGGTTGTCAATAACTCTACCGTTCCATATTTCTGGGAAATTTGCTGGCATAATTTTTTAGTTTTGAGTGAATAATTTATTATAAGCATCTGGGCTATCAGCTTTAAAGGCTAATTGCTCATCAAGTGTCAATTTTTGAAAATCTTCAGCAGTTGTTGTACCAGCATCACCTTCACCACCATTTACCTGTGCAGCTAACGACGCTTTTTTCGGCATGGTTGCTAAAGTAGCATCCAATAGCTCTTCATCTATTTTACCTAATTTTAAAAGCTTTTCTTCCTGTGCTTTTAAAGTTGGATTTGCTTTTATTGCTAAAGCAACTTTTTCTTTAATAGCGTTTTCTTTTTGTGCTTCCACATCAGCTTGAATAATCTCAAGTCTTAATTCTGCTGCCGTCAATTTTGCGCTAAGCTGTTGCACACGCTCATTCACAACAGACACTTCTTGCTCGAGTTCTGTTTCTTTGAAACCTAAAGCCAGAGCAACTAATACTGTTAATGTAATTTTCATATCTTGGTTTTCGTTTTTATTCAGTGTTGGTTTTACCTCCTCTACATCTACAGGAAGCACAGATAAACAAAGTATTTGAACTTCATCATCTGTTAATGGCACATCATTACCATCTACATATAATCTTATAGAATTAGCGTTACTTGGAACAGCGACTATTGAAACTTCGTACAACTCACATTTTTCAAGTATTAACTTGCCTGCAACAATTTTTAAATCTTCACGATGAAAGCTGATACCCATAGAACAACTCGTAATAAAACCACGGTTTACTTTACCTTCTATTCTAGTTACATTTTCATCATCGCTATCAAATACAGGCTTTCCTAGTAGTAATCCCTTATTAGTAGTTATCTCTTCCCATTTTCCCAGTACAGAGTGTGTACTGTTATAGTGAGAATCTAGCATAATCGGGTTCTTTTTAAATCGCTTTAAGCTAATCCCCTTTGTAGGGATGATGAAACCGTAACTATTTTTTACAGATTCATCGTTAAAAACAAATGCTTTTTTTGACATTAAATCCGTGTTTGGTTTTTCATATGGTTGACTAATTCTAGCACAAATATGCTTTAGAAAAAAGAAGCTTACAAAAACCTGTAACCCTCGTTTACTAAGGCGTTACCAAGCTTTACGATTTTTTTATTTATGACTGTTTTTTATTCAATTTTGTTTCAAAATCCATCTATGCCATTAAGTAAAACCGATAAGCAAGACTGGGCGGAAACGCTTTTTCTAGACGTTAACCAAAAGATGTCCAATAAGGAAATTGCAGAGCGAGTTAAAGTCAGACCAAATACTATTTCTGCGTGGATTAAAAAATTTGGATGGAACAAAAAAAGGCAATCACAACTGATTTTAAAGCCGAAAATGATTGCCGATTTGTATGTGCAATTAGAATGCTTAAATGATAGTATTAAATGCAGACCCATCACTTATAATGTGCCAGATTATTTGCTGAGAGGCACGAAGCTTAAAAATAAAAATGGGGATGAGGAGATACATTATCAAGATTATAACCCATCGGATTACCCTATTAAAATAGGCAACTTCGCCACATCTACAGAAGCCAATCAAATCGCTGTAATTACTAAATCGATTAAGCAACTAGAGACCGAAACTTCAATTGCTGAGATCTATGAAGTATCTATTGGTGTTTTAGAATATTTAAAACCACAAGATTTTGATTTATATAAAAAATTAGTTCCTGTTTTTGATGGCTACATAAATTATAAAATGAAGTAATGGCAATAGCTGAAGATAGAAAGTATTTAAAGCTGTGGAATCAGTATAAAGAAAATACAGCTAAGGCTACACCTGTAGATCTAAATGAAACGCCAACCGAAAAACAAAAACGGATGGATTATTTAGAAAAACATCCAGAAAAATGGAAGCAATACTATTTTCCGCATTATTGTACTTCAGAATCTGCGACTTTTCAAAAATGGTTATTTAAGTTATGTGTTAAAAACCCTGAGCTATATGTTATTATCTCATGGGCGAGAGAACTTGGTAAGTCTGTAACGGTCATGCTAATAGTGTTATTCCTTATTCTCACCAAACGTAAAAAAAATGTATTGTTAGTATCTAGCACTTATGACAATGCCAAACGCTTACTATTACCGTACAAAACAGAGCTAGAAGCCAATAACAGAATCATTAACGATTATGGTGAGCAAATGACCATCGGTAACAAATGGGAAGCTGGCGAATTTACAACCAAAGGCAGGGCATCCTTTAGAGCCATTGGCGAAGGTCAAAACCCAAGAGGGACACGTAACGATGCCGTAAGACCAGATATTATTATACCCGATGATGTTGACACGGATGAAGCTTGCAGAAATCCAGACCGTATAAAGGAAACATCTAAGTGGCTTATGGAAGCATTATATGCCTGTCGGTCAATATCAGAGCCGTTATTATGGATAGGCTGTGGAAATATTATTGCTAAATATTGCTGTATAACCGAAATGGCTAAAGTAGCAGACAAGCATTCCGTTGTTAATATTCGAGATAAGGAAGGTAAAAGCACCTGGCCTGAAAAAAACACCGAAGCTCTTATAGATAGAGTGCTTTCAAAAATACCCTGGTCGGCACAACAAAAAGAATATTTTAACAACCCAATATCAACGGGAGATACCTTTAAAGATTTAACCTACGGCAAATGCCCAAGGCTATCAACTTGCGACCAAGTGTTTGTGTATGCCGACCCGTCAACCTCTAATAAAGACAGAGGCAGAAATAAGCAAGCCAGCTATAAAGGTGTGGTAATTGTAGGGTCTAAAGGCAGAAAACGATATGTATATAAAGTTTGGCTAGACCAAACCAGTAATGCGAAATTTGTTGATTGGCTATATGAAGCTTACTTATATTTAAAGGAGCATAAAGTTGACACTAAACGTATTTTTATAGAAAATAATTCCCTCCAAAACCCACATTACGAGCAGGTTTTACTACCATTAATTTATCAAAAAGCCGAAAATTACGGGTTCACAATTCCTATTACTCCAGACACCAGAAAGAAACCAGATAAGTTTTTTAGAATTGAAGGTACACTAGAACCACTTAACCGTTTAGGGAATTTAATATTCAATATAAAAGAAAAGGAAGAACCAAATATGGTGCGTATGCATGATCAGATGATGGGGGTTTCAGAAAAGGCAAATATGGTTGATGGACCAGATGCTTTAGAGGGAGCATGTTGGCTTATTCAAAATAGAAATGTGCGTAGAAATTTAGGCTTCAGTTTCGGAGCGATAGAATCAAGAAAATATTAAAAATATGTTTTTAACAAAAGAAGATTTACCATCGGCATTATATGGCTATCAATTAACCCAAATTACAGAGGGTAATGATGATATTGTAGATATGGCAATGGCAGCAGCCGAAGAGGAGATAAGAAGTTATATCTCTGGAAATAACAGAAAAGAATGGCTAGACGGCAGATTGCAATATGATGCCGATGCCGTACTTTCAGCACAAGGCGATGAACGCAACGCATTAATATTAAAACATGCTGTTACTATGGCTAAATGGTGGATAGTAGAGCTTTGTAATGCCGATGTTATTTACGAGCAAGCAAAAGAACGTTATGACCGGGCGGTAGAATGGTTGGTAAAACTCGCCAATGGCAAAGTAACACTAAGTACTTTACCAACACTTGATATTAACACTGAAGATAATGAACGCCAACCGTTCAGTTTTGGATCTAGAGATAAATTTAATCACGAAGAATAATGGCTAAAGTTAAAAAAAACGCTAAACCACCAAAGTATGTAGCATCTATTGCACCTAAAGCAGTGGCGCAAACTAGGCAGGATATGAAGAAGTGGAGTGATGCACAAAGAATGACACAGCTAGAAGACGACCCCAAATGGTTTTTAATGCAACAGCTGTTCGATAATATTAAAAAAGATGCCTTATTATATTCGCAATATAACAATAGAACTTTAAAGGCTTTATCCGAAAAAATAGTGCTTAAAAAACCCAATGGCGAGGTAGACGAGGAGCAATCAGCACTTTTAAATAATGCCATATTTACAACTGAAATTAACAAGCATATTTTAGATAAAAAATATTTTAAATATTCAATAATTGAATTTTCTTTTAACGAGGAAAATATTCTGCAAGTCGATTTAATACCACGAGCAAATATAGACCCTAGAGATGGGGTGTTATACCCAGATTATACCGAAGATAAAAAAATATATTATCGGGACGTTTCCGAATTTGGGGTTACTATTTTGGAGTTTATTGATAAAGAAGGTTTCGGGCTGTTTAATAATGCCGTACCTCATATATTATTTAAACGTTTTGCTGAAAGTTGTTGGTCTGAACTATGCGAGATTGCAGGCATACCACCACGAGTGTTAAAAACCAACACACAAGACCCAACCATGGTAAAACGTGGCGAAACTATGATGCGAGATATGGGTGCAGCGGCTTGGTTTATTATTGATGAATCTGAAGAGTTTGAATGGGCAAAAGGGGCAAATACAAATGGCGATGTTTATAATAATTTAATAAAACTATGTAACAACGAGATATCGTTATTATTTTCTGGGGCTGTTATCGGTCAAGACACTAAAAACGGGAGCAATTCAAAGGAAGTGGCGAGTCAAGAATTGCTAGAAACATTAATTGATGCCGATTTAAGAACAGTAACACAAGAGTGGAATAGTAAAGTAATACCTGCATTGGTAGCACTTGGCGTTTTAAAAGGTGAGTTAACTTATGGGTATGAGCAAACTGAAGATTTAAACAAGCTTTGGGAAATAACTAAAGATTCTTTGCAATATTATAAAGTTGATGCCGATTGGGTTAAAGAAAAGTTTGGGGTTGAAATTACTGGAGAGCGTGAAAAAGTTCAGGAAAATAATCAAAAACTAGGTTTAGATTTTTTTTAAAAAGCCCTGAATATTTTGGGGCATTGAACAAACGTTTAGAGTTTCTTTATAACTGCTCGTGTAGCGACTGTAACCATAAGCCAGAAAAATTAAATTTAGCAATTAACCCTAAATTTAAACGGCTTTTAAAAACGGTTGAAAAGGCATTTAAAAAACTTCATAAAAACGGAAAATACAAGCCCGAAGATTTAGACCAGGTGTCTGAATATAAAAAAATTGTAGAAGACACTACAGGTCTTTTAAACAGGGCGTTTGAAGATAATGATTTATCGGACGAATTACTAGATAAGCTAAAAAACGATGTCTATTATTTTGCTTCATTAAGAACACATGCCGAATTATTTGAAGCTTCACGATTATTACTAACTGAAGACAAAAAAATAAAGTCCTTCACAAAATTTAGTAACGATGTCTCAAAAATCAAAAAAAACTATAATGAAAGTTATTTAGAAGCTGAATATGATTTTGCTGTAGGTTCTGGACTCATGGCAGAGCGTTACGAAAGCTTTAGTGATAGTGATAGATATCTGTTACAATATAGGACTGCCTTTGATGATAGGGTGCGTAAATCACACCAAGTGCTGCATGACACAACATTACCGAAAACAGATGTGTTTTGGGATGAATTTATACCGCAAAACGGGTGGCGATGTAGATGTACAACCGTTGAAGTTTTAGCGAAATTAAATAAACAAAGTGATTCTAAAAAAGCATATAAAAACGGTGAAAAAGCGACAACACAAATTGATAAGAATGGCAAAAACAAGCTAGATATATTTAGGTTTAATGCTGGGAAACAAAAAGTAATATTTCCGCCAACGCATCCATATCATAAAGTACAAGGTGCAGCTAAAGTAAAAAAGCAAATTAAAAAAAATGCTAAATAACTTTTTAAAAAATTTTACTAAAGATGTGGAAGTACATCTTACACAAGAGTTTGACCGAAATTTTGAACGTAAAGCCTTTTTTAACAAGAAATGGCCAGGAACTAAACACACGTACAGAAAAGGGTCTTTATTAAACCGAACAGGAAAATTAAGGCAAAGTATTAAGAGTAATAATAAAAGCAACACCATACGCTGGAGTAGCGCCTTTCCGTATGCTAGTTTACATAACGAAGGTGGCAAAATTGTAGTAACCAAAAAAATGATAAGCTTTTTTTGGGCAATGTTTTATAAAGTAAATGGGGTTACTAATAAAGGAAAAGGGCAGCGAAATAAAAAATTACAAGACGAGGCGGCTAAATGGAAGGCTATGGCGTTAATGAAAGTTGGTACGGTAATGACTATAGACCAAAGGCAGTTTATAGGCTGGCATCCTATGGTAGATAGGCACATTAAAAAAGTAGCCAATTTAAACTTAAAAGAATTGAACGACACCATTTTAAAAAAGCTTAAAAAATGAAAACTGAAATAGGGAATATTCAAACAAAATTATTAAAAAGCAGTTCAAAATATGTAGATGAAGATTGGGGTCAGCTCGACTATTATGCACCAAACTTTCCTGTACAATGGCCGTGTACTTTAATAGACGTTACAGACATTAATTTTGATAATATAGGAAAAGACAGAAAAGCAACTCCTGTAAACCGCCAACAAGCTCAAGGTATAGTAACCTTAACTATTGCTAATTTAAAACTTACTAATAGTAGCGGACAAGCACCACAATTACAAAAAGATAATGTTTGGAGTATTTGGGATTTAATAGAAGAAACTCACAAGTTAATGCAAGGTTTTAGAATTAGCGAAAATGGAGGTGATTTAATACGTAGAAGTTTACAGCGTATAAAACGGGATGATGGTGTACAACAATATGATATAACGTATAGTTTTAGCTTGAATAATGTCTAAGATGCGGCTTGAAAAAGTGATAGTTGTTGCTGTTCAATAGCAATAATTTCCTTTAGCTGTTTATCGACTGGCGTGTTAAGAACCTCGTATAATGTTTTTCGTGAAATAGGGTAAATCGGAAATATATATTTTCTATGGACCACAGTAACAGGTATATCTTCCGTTTTATGCTTTAAATACAAATCTAAGATAAGTTTGTAGCGTAGTAGCTTGTTTTTGGTAGTTCCGTGTAATTGACGTTCGAGGCGTGTCATAAATCAAAGGTAACGGATTTATAACGTGTTTTTACAGTTTTCTGTATAAAAAAAGCCATTCGGTTAAGAATGGCTTTTAAAATAGTAGCTATTTTAGTTTAATTGGGGATCTATTAATTCTAAAAACTCGGTTAAAAAATAGTAACCATCGGTTTTCCAATCTGCATTTGTGCCTTGTTCTTTTCTGTTGTCATATCGAAAATTTGTTATACACGAAAGCCACTCTTTAGGTTTGACAACACGATTACAAGAATCGGATTACCCTAGTTTCCTTTGGGTGAACCTTTCAGTGGCTTTCGCTATCGTTAATAAAATGAATCAAGATTACTCTTGTTTCGTGTTGTCGATAGCAAATATAGTAAAAAAAAATTAATAGTCTAAAGGTTTTGGTAACGCATCTAATCTAGAACCATCTTCAAATATTATAGTTTTAGGATACCACTCTTGTTTTATTCTATTAAAAGGCAACGCTTTTAATTCTGTTAAATTATCATCTTCAAATATTATAGTTAAGTCTTCACCTTCAATATTATCATTCGATTTTAGTATTAAGTTTTGTTCAAACACATAAGTTAACAGGTGTTGTTCAAGGGTATTAAATAATAGAACTGTGCCTTTTACTACTTTAACTGTTTTTTTAGAGTTGTTATCTAATTTAATATCAATTGTATAGCCATTTGGATTAACAGGGCTGTATAATGATATATCAATAAACTGTCCTTTTAATATTTCAAGATTTACAGCTTGTTTTAAAATTTCTAAGCTTTTGCTGTAATCATCGTACTCTTTTTGCTTTTTGAGGTTGATTTGCTTAGCATTATTAAGTAAATCTTTATAAGTTATGTCTAAAACGTTTAAACCGCTAGACATGGCTAAAAACGTGTGCTTATTAAATTCTACTGAAGCTGTTTGAAAATCTTTTTCAGAATATTCTGGGTTTTCAGTTTTTAAAGATTCAATAATATTTTGATAATGGTCAAGTACAATTTTCTTATCAATATTAGATGTGCAAGAAAACATTGCAATTGTTAATAGAGTAAATAATAATTTTTTCATAATGATTTTGTATTAATTTAAAGGTTGTAAAAGTAGTGTTTTAAAAGAGTTTTTAAATGTAAAGGGGTTGGCTTTGTTACTTATATCCGGTGTTATAAATAAGGTGGCTTAGGTAGTTCTTGCCAATGAGTTATATCTTGTGGCAAACTATAGCCGTCTATAAACCAAAAGCCTCCTGTTTTTCTACCAACCCTTACTTCAAAATCAAGGCAATAGCATATTACATCAGTTTCGTGTTTAGGTAGTGCATCTTTACACGCCACCCAATTACTAACACGTGGTATAGATAATTGCTTAACATATTCCTCGTTTATTAAGGTTAGTGTATCTACATAGTTTTCTATAACATCATTATCTCTATCTTCTGGTGGTAATATATATTTTACTATTATCCGTAACTCTTTTTTTAAGTCCATATTTATTAAGTTTTGTTTTTAATTAATCGCAACTATCCATACCACAACACCGTTACCCACAATAAAAAAGGGCGACTTACTCATACGCTAAAAAAGTGACTGTTGAGCCTGTTCTATTTCCAATCTTCTCAATGCTTTATCAAAGTATTCTTTGTCAATTTCGCAACCAACTAAATCAATTTTGTATTTATGGCAGGCAATAGCAATACTTCCACTTCCTAAATGCGTGTCTAAAACCTTGAATCCTTTTTTGCAATATCTGTTTATAATCCATCCATATAATTCGATAGGTTTTTGCGTTGGGTGTATTTTATTTTGCTTTCTTAACTTATTTGGACGAAACATTCTGACCGTTCCTCCAAAAGAAGTCCAAGCCAATTCGCCATCAGCAAAATAACTACCCCCTGTTTTTTTATCCCAAAATATCCACTCCATACTGTTAGGTAATAAATTGGCAAAAGTTTGACCGCCCCAAATAATTTGATTTTTAGAAACTCTAAACAATTCTTTAAAATATTTTCTAGTTGGTGGTTTTTGTAATGCGTTTTTATGATTCGCACCTATTACAAAGCCTCCAGCATCTTTTTCACCTCCTTTACGTTGGAAACGTTCTTTAAAAATTAGATTTTTATTAACGTATGATGTTTTAGAACAAGAAAAGTCATAAGGTGGGTCAACAATCGCTAAATCAAAATGATTGTCAGGATAACGAGCCATTAACTTCATATTATCCTCATTGTATAACTCTATATTTGCCTTCCTATCGTCAGGCACGCCCTTTTTTACATTTGGTAACACCGTATATACGTCAGTGGCAATTTCGTCTATTATCGAAGTTTGTTTCATTTTTATAAAGTCATTTAATAATTCAAAGTTTGGTGCTTTTTTGCGCCACCGAACGCATATACAAGTACGTTATGTACAATAAAAATAAAAAGCCCACGCTCCTTACTCGTATGTAAATAACTTTTCGGTTGGTTTTGTTTTATGTTTAGCATTCATATTGGTAGGTAATTCCACACTATGCAACAATTTAAAGTCTTTAGGTGCATTGTATTCACTTATGTAAACTTTGTGCCCTTGTTCTGTTTTATCTCTGCACCATTGCCAAAACTCACTATGATTAAACTTATCTTTATATCCAAAAACACCTTCATAAGGTGGGTCACAGTAAATTATGCTATTATTGGGTAAATTAAGTTTATCATAAGAACCACTAAAAATTAAAGTTCCTTGCAATTCTTCAATTTGTTTCTGTTTTTTAATATTATAGGCAATAACTGTTTTGCAATTCTTCTCTTGCTTCCCATATATTTCATAATCTTTGTTTTTATTTCCTGTAAATTCTAAAATCATTTTTCCGAGAAACTTCGTTATAGTTAATAACTCTCACACCTTCTTTTTTACCTTGAACCCCTTCGCTTTCATATTTAAATTTAGAATCTTTATTTATATAGGCGTTTGCGTATTTGTTATTTTCCGTAGTTAAATTTAAGTTATTTACCAAACTTTCTAATTCTAAGGAATAATCGACGTATTTTAATAACCCTTTAGTGTTTTTTGCGTTTTTTAATTTTATTAATTCTTCCATTTTAAATATTTTATATAATTCTTTAATTCCGTTATCAAATCTATTTTTTGCAGTACTATTTGCGTAAGCTCCTGCTGATTTGAATAAAAATATTTCAGCAATATCTGTGTTATCTATGTCGAGTATTTTTTTAATTTCGTTTAGGTTTTTCATAATTATCTCATTGAAGATGGTGATTGATTTTTAAAAGCTTTTTCTCTCATATCTTCCATTTTTTGAGTTAATCCATCGCTTTCAACTCTTTCATCTAAAAGACCTTGTTCATCTATTATGTTAAATAAATCTTCTGAATCAACACCTTTAAAAGAGTTTAAAAAATTAGAGTAAAAATTTTCGTTTTCAACCCATTCTAATATAATTGTCATTCCTTTTTTTAAGTCACTTCCGTAACCTCTACAAGTAAATCCAATAATTATTTCTTCTTTATTGTCTTTTAAAAAAGTTACTCTTTCTTCGCTTGTTAAACCCGTTTTGAAAATCATAATTTTTAATTTATTGTAGTGGTTATTTCCTTTCTACACTACAAATATAAGTATATACTTAATACCTCACAAGTAAAATCGTATTTATTTTAAGTATATGCTTATATTATGATGTTTATTACTGATTTTACTACGTAATTTGCCCACGCTCTTTTTTTGTTTTTAGATTTATTTATTAATTTCAGGCATTATTCAGCAACGTATTTTATACAACAAGTTAGCCACAATAAAAATTACTCGTATTGGTCGCTATCTTTTATCGTTTCAAGTGCGCTAAGCCTATCTTGCAAAACTTTTTTCTCTCTAAGTAGCAACATTATATCTTCTTCTGCTTTTTTAAGGTATAATTTAGTGTCTTTTATTGCTGCATCTATTTTTGTAATTTTACTCATCTTGTCCGTAATTTTAAAAGTGGCTAACAATCTGTATAATTCAGGCTTAAATCCGTCCACTTCTGAAAGTTCAGTTTTTAAGAACCAAAGTATTTAATATCTATTCTCGATAGTGCTTTTACACGCCCGAAATCATACAGCTTACCGTTGCGTATGAATACTTCGCTATCGCTACGTTTTCATACGCAACGTCTCCGGGCTTCGCCCTGTTACTATGACTTTCTGCGCTGCGCTGCGAACTCATAGCAACAATGCTATTCAGGGCAAAGGCAATCTTCACACGTGGCTTTTTCTCCTTTTGCCAATGAATCGCCACATTCATCACATCTACCATTATTTAAAGCAGTTGTATATTCGTGCAAAGCCACTTCTACTACCGTCTTAATACGTTTAGTTGCTTCTATTTTGGCTTGTTCAATAGCACTTTTGCTAACACCGTGTAAAATTAATAGCTGGTCAGCGTATTCTTGCATAAGCTCGTAAACGTGTTTTTCTAATATATGCTTTCCGTTCTGGCTATAAATTACATTTACTGTTTGTGTTTTTATAAATTCTTCAGGGGTCATTTATTAAGTTTTTTAATTATTCAATCACAACTAATCTTACACAAGCACTACTTTGCTATATCATTCCAAAACGCTCTACAAAAATCGCTCATTGCTTTTGCTACTGTATCACCAAATCCTGCAATTCCTTGCATTAAATCTTCACCATATAAGTAACAATATTGGTTTCCGTGTTTACTAAAAGTAGGTTTTAATTTCTCAATCAAATCTAATTCTTTCAAGGTTTCTAATCTTTGTTGCATATCTTCTAATAATTGATACTGCCCTACTTGTGTTTCGTCTAAATGTACCATTCGCTTAAATTTATTTATTATTAATATTTATTCTATTTTATACCGTGCCAGATGTATAACAATTTGTATAATTAATAGCTTAAGTTCGTAGTTTATCAAAGGTCATTTTGTATCTACTTTTTCTTTTATTTTTTTTCCTCCCTTTCAGAGCGTATTAATTCAATATTTTCGGCTTGTCAACGCCTACCGCCTTACTAACTTACTTCATAAATTCAATAGGTCGTTCTACTTTTTCAAAATCATACACATATACAAATGGATTTTCATCCCAAGATTTTTGACCATTAATACAAATCCATAAATCTCTAAATGCCTCTTTTGCAGTATTAAATAATCTGTTATCAGTTCTTTTTGTATTTAAAAATCCAGATTTTACTGTATCATAATTAGTCACAACTCTTATTCCTTCACCACTACTGTCCCTTTCAGATATGTTGTGTAATTTTTCAATTCTAACCTTTGTAACTTTTAAGAATATTCTACAAACCTCTTTAGGCATAAAAATAGAAGGCTTCCACTTATAACCATCAGGTAAATCCCACTTACCACAAACATCTGCTCTGTAAATTAAACGCTCTTCTTTTTTACTAAAAGTTTCTCTGACCCACATAACATCACCTTTTTTAAATGGTAAACTAAAAAGAGATTCACCATTTTCGCCATTTTCGTGAATGCCTCTAACGGAAAATTCACCCTCTCCACAAAAAGCAGTAAACCCAACTTTAGCAGCAGTTATCGATTTGTTCCATTTGGCTATTCTGCGAGTTTGCTTTTTGTCGCCTTTTAAAATTGAACGTACCATTTCAGTACTAAATAAAATCGGTTTTATGTTCATAATGTTTTAGTTTTAATGGGTTTGTTTAATTTTTTAAAGTAAGGCAACCACTTTACAGAGGTAGCGAGCCCGTGGTTTAATCTGCGTTTCCTTACTTATAAATTGGTTATTAAAAGATATAGTATAAATAATGCTAGTGGTAAAAAACCTACCAATACGCCGCACCAAAAGCCGTAACGTTGGTGTGATTTACATAATTGTTTTATTAAGTTTGTGGTCATAAATTTATTTTTAAATTTTCCAAGGATTTAAATACGACTCTTGGTTAATGAATGTGCTAGCATCTTGCATTTGCCGAGTGGGATTGTATTTTAAAAAATGTTTGTAACGATCCGTACCGTTGTAGAGGTTAATAATATCGGCTTTCGATAGTTTTTTAAAACTATTACGTGCCATTTTTGGTTTACCATTTTTATTGCCGTAAAAGTTAATCCAAGCTTCAAACGAATAGTCGATATCGCCTATTTGGATTTCAAAATGTTTTTTTAGCTTAGATAACCATTGCTCCCTTATGGTTGCTTCTTTAATAGGAAAGTTACCTTTTTTAAAGAGCCATTCTACTTGTATGGACGTTAGTATGCCTTGAAGGATATTAAACGCTTTTAGATTGCCGTTTAAATCGTATTTAAACTCCCAAGTGTTTTCAGATTTTTTGCTCTTTACAGTATATGTTTTTAACATCCGTGTTGGTCTAATTTATCAATTATTTTTTGTAACTGCAGCTCTATAAATGTGTTATTAGCATAAGGTTTTAATTCTATTAATATTTTTTTTAATGCCCAAGCTTCGTGATATTTTAAAGTGAATTTTGTTTCCTTTTTTACATCGAATAAATCAGCTTTTTTTATTTTTGTTTTTACCTTTTTATCAAATAAATCGGCTAAATCGTAACCAATAGATATATACACATTTTCGGTAACACTTGTTACGCTGAAAGGCAAATTATATATACTCTCTAGCATTTTACTAACAGCTATTAAAGCATCAATTTTTAGCTTGATTTGTATTTTCATTAATGATGTATTTCGGGGTTTAAAATATGACCACAATCTGAACAGATGGTTTGTAATTCTTCATAAGAGGCAAAGCCATTTATTACTTGTAATGTTTTATCTCCTGTGTGTGTACAATGATGCTTTAGCGCAACAAATGGGCGATGGCACTCGCCATAATTACCATAATAAAACATATCGGGGTGGCTAGGGTTAATATCTGGTTTTGG